TGGTGCTCCTCGGGCCTCAGTGCGAAGGAATACAGGTTGATTCCGGTGTCTGGGGCGCGAGTGTGGTGCTGCCAAGGCTGAACGAGGTCGAAGTAGGTTCCTTCGCGCTCAGAGAAGCGATCTTGGCCGTTAAGCTGGAGCTTGGCAGTGACAACTGGGTTCTCACCCCAGCAGTGCATGTCGAGAGAAGTCTCGGTGAGGACAAAAGTGCCGGCATCAGAGACACCGGAAGCAGCAGAAGCAGCACCGAAGTTGGGAAGGTTGTACTGAAGAGCGGGGTCAGCTCCGTGCCACCAAGAAGTGCCAGGGGCAGTCGCGAGGTCGGGGGCACCAGCGTCGGCGAAGAGGCCAGAAGCGCTGATGTAAGAGCCGGTGGTGTTGGCGACGGAGTCGTGAGAGCCGAAAGCCATGATGGCGTTGGGGAGGGCATCGACGGCGTCGGTGTAGTTGAATGGCTGAGCGCCGAGGAGGCGGTTAAGAACGGAGCCGGACTCGAGAGAAGAGCAGTAGTCGACGTTCTTGTCAGGCTGGACAACCCAGATAAGCTCCTTAACGGGGTGGTTAAAGTTGAGCTTGATCTTGTTGGAGGAGGAACCGACGGACTCATCACCGGTGAACTGGAGCTGCTCGATGAGGTACTCGTGGGGGTTCTGGGCCATACGTCTGCGCTCATCGGTGTCGAGGAACACGTAGTCGACGTAGAGGGAGGCGGCGACGAGGGACTGGTTGTAGGCGGAGGTGACCTTGACGGCGGAGCCGGCGGTGTTGTTCAAGCTGGACATGGCCCACAAGCACTCCTCGATGGGACGGATATCAAGGTTGATCTTGACCTCGTGGTACTGAAGAGCGATGAGGGGAAGGGCCAGACCGGGGTTGCGGCAGAACCAGAACTGAAGGGGGACATAGAGGGTGGTCTCGGGGAGAGCGTTACGGGGAGCGCAAACCTGACGAGGAGCATTGGCGTCGCAAGGGCCGTCGATGTCGTTGAAGGAGGGGTCGGTGATGAAGGTCAGCTGGGAAGTGTTGCCGATCATCTTGAAGTAGCCGCGCTGCTGCTCGGTGGACATGGTAAGCTGGTTCCAGATGTGCATCCAGTCGCCGTACTGGCGGTCAATGCGCTGGCCACCGATCTCAACCTCAACCTGAGAGATGAGCTGCTCACCGGGGAAGTCAAGCCAACGGGCATAGACGCCAGCGGCACCGGAGGTGTTCTTAAGGGACTGGCTGATCTCAGGGAGAGTCACCTGAAGGTAAGTGCGGTAAGCCAAATCACCGTTACGGGAGATGGTGCAGGTCACACGGCGACCGAAGTCGGCTTGGCCGTTGAAAGTCTGCTCGATAGACTCCATGGCGAAGTTGGTGTGACGCTTGTAGCTGACCTTCCAGAAAGTAATCTGGGGATTGCCAGTCAGGTAAACGTCTTGAGCGCCATAGGCGACAAGTTGCATAAGTCCTCCACCCATTATAAAATGCTTGTTATACTATTGAAAAAGAAAAAAAATCTGCGAAAATGACATATTTTCCGCAAAATGGAATTAAACAAAAATTGCTAAACTTCTTATATACATTTTTCAATTCCATTCGGTGGCGACGTTATAGTTCGATGTCACTATTCAAGTACAAACCGCCTAAAAGGATAATGCTGGACGAACGAAGCATTACAACGCTAGATAGTAAGCATAAAGAGCTACAGTCAGAGTTTCAATACACACAGGACACAATTATACCTGAACTCGAAAATGAAAAGGCTCGGCTTAAGGAACGATTACAGTTCCTAAAAGGGGGGTGTCCGCCCCCCCACGACGGAAGCTACGCTCAGTTGGGGTCTCACTCGGGTGGGGTGGAAGGTCAGCTAGGGGGTGTTTCGGGGGGATTGGGAGAGGGGGAGCTTGGTGGCGCGCTAGGGGGATTGGGAGGAGGCACTTTGGGGGGCGCGCACGACTCTACAGATAGTGATGAGAATGATCCCGCCTCCCCCCCCGCCATCCCCGCGATTAATAGCAGCGAAGCGAGAGATTTGCGTGGCAAAAAAGCCACAAAGCCACCAAGCATTCTTGAAGAATGCCTAGAGATCCGCGATCGTATCAAAGAAATCAACTCCACGATTAAAAAACACCAACAGGATTATAAGAACTATTATCTACATAACAGCGAGTATATCTTCGAGTATTTCGAGACAAAGAAGACAATCACAAATGGCGGGTCGACGAAAACAAAATCGCTAAATGCTTTCTTCAATCTTCCGGAAGCGAAGAAGACCGAAGAATTATTCAAAAACCAGCACAATAATGTCGAAAAATATCTCGCAAGTATCGACCAAAGTTACATGGATGTTTCTAAATATGTCTACTCCACAGATATATGTCAATTCTGTCGGCAAGGCGAGATGATTCCCATCGAAAGTGAAGGAATCATGGTATGTAATAAATGCTCTAAACAAGTCGTATTCCTTATCGATAATGAGAAGCCATCTTATAAGGAGCCGCCTAAAGAGGCGTGTTTTTACGCATATAAACGCATCAACCACTTCCGCGAAATCCTCGCGCAGTTTCAAGCGAAGGAGACCACGTCGATACCCGATCACGTCCTTGAAAGCATAAAGCATCAAATCAAGAAGGAGCGGATTGAAATCTCTCAATTCACCGATAAGAAAGCGAAAGAAATCATGAAGAAACTCGGATTTAATAAATACTATGAACACATTCCATTTATTAAAGATAAGTTGGGGATTAAACCGCCAGTTATGACACCGGATTTGGAAGAGCGCTTGTGTAATCTCTTCATGGAAATCCAAGGCCCGTATGCGAAATTCTGCCCTGACGACCGCGTGAATTTCCTGAATTATTATTATACGGTGTATAAGTTATGCGAACTGCTTGGACGGACCGAATTCCTGCCGTTTTTCCCCATGTTGAAAGACCGAGAGAAGCGGATAGAACAAGACCAAATATGGAAACAGATATGTCTGGAATTTGATTGGGTGTTTATACCTACGCCGTAGCTTCCACCTTCACCCATGATGACGTCTCTGGACACAAATCGCGCGTATCATGTGAAACGCCCGCGCCAAACCAAACACTCGGATAACACACCACTTTTTGCGGATTGGCATTAAAATACGCACCCCACCAACTGAATGTGCTATTCGCGATGATATTGTGGTCGCATACACTCATGAGTAAAAGCTGTTGCCAATCGGCGATGGTATCACGCACGAAATGGAACTCGATGTCGCGTCCGTAGGCAGGTCCGTCCACGTCGGTAGCGCAGCGGTGTTTTAATGCCGCGATGTGTTTCAATACGATGTCTTTATCACATGGTTCATAGAATACCAGAATCGAATAACGGGTCGTCGGGGTCGTCGGGGGCGTCGTCGGCGCTATAATATGCGACAAGGCACGATAATAATATTCTACCGACATTACTGGATGGATATGTAAATTCAATACCGAGTCGCCGATTCGAAAGTGCGTACTTACCAATATCCGCGACTTTTGCGGTGTGTCGGCATAATCATTACTCCACGTTTCATTTCCATATATATTTTTTATCCACGATTGTTGCTGTGAAAGCTGTAACATTGCGCATATCTCCGCGTATTTGTCTCTGAAATATTTCTCACTTTGAAAATATCCATGAAGACGAAGAGGTTTCGGATATTTCGCGGTTTCGGTTGGAACGGGTGTATACTGAAACCCGATTTCATCCCAACGCGCCAACGATTGAAACATTTTGTCGGTCACGCGGTTACTAGGTGTAAGATACTTACGCAAGTTTCGGAATATTGTGCTCCAGTGCGTGTATCTTGGATGACTCGGAAATCCAGGCAATTGTTTATATTCCATAAAAAAAAACGTGTCATTATTGCGAAGTGCTGCTGCGATAGTTGTAAATATTTGGAAGAGTTGATTGCCCAACCCCCCCATAATCGTCATTGTAAGCATGATTCCGTGTGTATACGAAATATACAGTATATAAAGCCAACATTTTTAAGTTTATTTATAGAATATCATTATGCTTCGGCGATTTTCCGATATTAAACACGCGATATACATCAATTTGGATTCACGCACCGACCGTCGTGTGTTATTTGAATCTCAAATAGACGAACTTCATACGCGATACCCCGCCGATTTTTCATTTTTTCCTGTTTCGCGGTTTTCCGCAATCAAGCACGAGCATGGCGCGATCGGTTGTTCTAAAAGTCATATTGAATGTCTGCGTATTGCGAAAAATAATGGCTGGGACCACGTTCTAATCTTCGAAGATGACGCGCATCTCATTCACCCCGAAATATTAGTTCATCAGGTTTCGTCGTTTCTCTCGCGGTTTCACGACAACTGGGATGTTCTATTACTATCTGGGAATAATTTCCCGCCATTTAAAATAGAAGCACCGGACTGTTTTCGGGTTGCGAATTGCCAAGTCGCGACATGTTATTTGGTATGTAGTCGGTATTATGATACACTACTTGAAAACTTTGAAAATAGTCTCGCGGGGCTTGAAGCCAATCCAGAAAATAAACCAGAATTCGCATGCGACATGTACTGGAAACGGCTTCAGCGAACCGACCGATGGTATCTTATTACGCCGATTTGCGTAACTCAGCGACCCGGATATAGTGACATCGAAAAACAAGTGGTAGATTATGAAAAGGCGATGACCGACTTGGTAAAAAAGAGACCTCCCCCGTCACAACGAAAATAGTAATAATACCCGCGCGCAACAGCATCAATATATCTATCTATCTAGTCGTCTGTTAAATACCGATCCACCACCCACCACCCAAAGTCGCGGTCGCTCGGATAATGATGACCCGCCATGATTCGGATATTCGCGCACTTCGTCGCAATTTCCATAACCGCTTGTGTCTTCGCCGGAAATCGACGTGCGAGTATTTTTGCTAAATAATAGGTCTGTACTGCGTGCCCTGATGGATAGGCAGGCGTCGCTGCGGAATCCGAATGAAGCAGCGTGCCATTTTTCTCGTTAATGAGTTCAGGCGCGATTTGTGCGGGACGAGCGCGATTATATATCCATTTCAACATTTTGGTGACAAACATGACACGCGAACTCGTCATAATCTTGTCCATTTCTTCCACCGTCATTTCATCGGGTTTAATTACATTCGTAAATGCCGCAGCGGGATTCATGTCTGTTATTCTGAAAAATGCGATGTCACTCGGCATTCGCTTCATGATATATTCGCGGACGACGAGTTCGACCTCGATGCGACTATCCGGAAATGCTTTACCGACATTGGGTATAGAGAGATTGAATGACGGATACCACCAATAATAACGAGTAAGTTGGACGAGTAGAACGATGATATACGCAATCATAAATGCGACGAATATTCGAAAGCGGTCGGGGTCGCGTTCAACGATATGATAATGATATGCGCCGAACCGTTCGCGTAGTTCAGTTACGGCGCCACTTTCTTTTTTAGGCGGCGGCATACCAATCCATGACCGAAATTCATTTAATTGAGGTAATACAACCATTTCTGTAATATATACTAGTTGAAGCATATATTATAGCATAATTCTAGTCTGCGACGACTACGACTGCGACGGCGTCGTATTTACACGCGGAGGGGGGTAGGGAAACCGACGAGGTTGGCGCCGATACCGAAGCCAGCACCGGTCCTAGCGCTAACGGCAAGGCTGGGGACATAGGTATCCAAAATGCTGAAAGTGGCAGCAGCGGTAAGAGCGATAAGTGCGACCTCATCGAAGGAAAGGCTGCGTTTAGGAATAGCGTAGGCAGCAATGGCCACCATAACACCTTCCACCAAATACTTAATGGTTCTCTTGACGAGTTCGCCTAAATCAAAAACACCGGACATTCGAATGATTTATTATAAATAATAATAAGAAATTAATATTTACAAGTGCCGTTTTATTCCATAGAATTCCGCGATTGTCGAAAATCAATAAATGCGTTAAAACACTTAAACAACTATGTCATACTATATTATAGTTATGTCGCAACAAGCCCCTACCCGCATCCCCGCCCCTGCGGGCGTCGAATTGAAAGAGACCAGAACTGGTGATGTAAATCCTAAATATATTGACTTGTTAGAGGAAGACAAGCCTATTGCTGGACAGAAGTTCGCATGTCTCTCGTTTGTTTCTCCGGAATCGATTTTGAAGCAGAAGGACCATTTCTTCTTCGAGAAGTTTCTCCATTACTGGGACTATCAGAAGTCGATGGAGAAGTTCGTACAGTTCCTTAATTTCGTCTCATTTAAGTACCATGTCAGTTTTGACAAGCTTACCGCCGATTTTCAAGAGTTTGCTAAAGAAGAGAAGGAAACGCTTCAGAAGACGAACATCTACGATGAGTATAAGACGTTCCTAGACAAGCACGAGGATGACTTGGATGCCGAATTCAACGAGAAGCATAACTTCCAGACAACCGTGCGTGGTTTGAAAGTCCGCGGCGTATTCGGCTCACAGAAGGAGGCGGAATTGCGTTGCCAGATGTTGCGTGAGGTGGATCCCAATCACGACGTCTTCGTCGGACCGGTTGGATTGTGGGTGCCATTTCACCCTGACGCGTATAAGACGGGTCGTGTCGAGTACATGGAGGAGACCTTGAACCAGTTGATGGCGGAGAAGAAGAAGAACGAGGAGCAGGCCAAGACTGAGTTTGATAAGCGTGTCAAGGATACGAAGGCGAAGGCGATTCAGGAGAATATGAAATTGGCGAAAGAGAGCGGCAATAAGCTCACGCAGATGTTGGCGAAGGACGGAGAGACGTTGGTGGATGCGAAGCCGAAGGAGCTGGAGAGCACGAACAGTGCGGATGCTGGCAGTGCGAGCGAGGGCGTTGGTGGCGGTATTTGGAACGCGAGTGATGAAACCGCGTCTGTATCGATGACCGTGGAAGAGATGCGCAAGGAGCTTTTCGATGGCGAGGACGTTGTTATGGATAAGAATAGCGACCACGGGTTGTCGCGGTTGGCGGGTGCTGGCGATGCGAAGGACGTTTATTAGTATTTGAATTATATTACTAAGAACAAAAATAGATTATTACTGTGTGTAGGTTTACACTTATTGCGCTACACAGTAATAATAATCATTGAATACTGTTTTGTCTTTGACACTGCGGCTCATTTTTGCGGCGGAGAAACCTTCAGCGACGGCGGCTTTCGCAATCGTATCCCATGTCTTCAATACTTGATTTGAATTGACTAGTCGTTTCTCGACTTTCTTACCGGTGGTTGAAATTTGGACACTAATCACCGGATTGGCCTGTCCTTGAATAACGGCTTGTGTCATCGTGTAATAACTCTCTTTCAGAGCGAGACCGTAATAGCCTTCATTGGAAGTTTGATTTTCAGCCCAAATTGTCGCCTTCAATGTGTTTTGACACGCATTCAGATAGGTCTTCAGGTTCTTCAAATCGGTTTCACTGGGTGTCTGTCCCACAGAGATTTTCCATTGCTGATACTCTTTCAGTAGTGTAGAATTCAGGATTTTGCCACGGTCAGAGAACTTACAGCACTGGAATATAAATGTCTCAACACTAAACTGTGCTGGGTTTTCGGCCTCGGTTGCGACGACCTTCTTATATTCCACCGTCTTCAACTTGATACCCTGATAGCCGTGAATACGATCGATGCGTTTGGGTTTGAATTTGACGTCCATATAATGCTTCAGTGCGTGGAAGGTCTCTTTTGCTGGCTTCGTATGCGACCAAAGACGAAACCGACCTTCAAGATTCACGGACTCTTCTTCGACATCGGGACGCACGATACAGCATGTCGCGACGAACTCGTCGAATTTTTGCGTCATTTCATTCTGTGGGAGAAGAATGTGTTGATTGAATGGGGATTCATTTTCGCTTGCGACGATTTGAAGTGCTTGCGATTGTTGTGCGGTCTTCTCTTTGAGTTCATTATTGGCGAGGGTGAGTTCATGAATAGCCTTCTTTTTTGATTCAAGATCGCTGACAAGCTTCGCGTTCTCGGCTTCCAATTCGCGGTTACGGTCAAGAAGACGGTTAAAATTTTCCACATTATACATTCTGGATTGGATGATATCCTCAATATGTTTTGTCAAGCGGGCAACTGTAAAATTGGTGTTATCATATGCGATGATTTCGGTTTTGTTTTTACCGGCGACTTCAATGGTGCGAAGTTGGCGCTTGATTTTTGGGTGATCTTTGATATGGTTTTCAATTTCAACTTTGTTATGCACTCTGAATGCTGCGGCGAGGATGAAGTTTTCGTATTTCTTATGATGGTCGGCAACGCGGGTGGCGAGGTTATTGGTGTGGCCGAATTTAATTAGTTTTTCGTTGTCGGAGTTGGCGTTATCGATGGTGCCGAAGTAAATACATTCCGTATTCACTGGAAATTGGCTGATAAGAGTTTTTTCGATTGCGCGTTTCTTTTCTTGGGTGAGAGTGATGGTGGCTTGGTTGAGTTGCGCGGTGGATTGTTCGAGTTGTGCGGTGGATTGTTCGAGTTGTGCGCGTAACTGGGCTGTTTGATAGTCAACGGTCATATGAATAATTTCTTCCAGTTTCATATAGTACTCGTGGATTTCACCGGCTTTCTTGGTCTGTGCTTTAAGGCAGAGAAGTTTAAAGCAACGAATCGTAAGTTTGATGGTTTGTTTGTTATGGCCACCGTGTTTTTTTGGTTTGTCTGAACCGGATTTGTTTGGTGAATGAGGTAATTGGTCTTCATCGGTTTCGGATGACGCGACAATCTTATAATCAACATCAAGTTTGAAGTTGGCTTCAACCATCGGTTTTACGTGCGCCTTTTGGCTAAATCCTAACCATTTCCATACATCATCCAAGTCAACGACAAAGTCAGTATTCTTATCATAATTCAGGTAACAGTAGAAACTACTAACAAATAATTGTTGTTCGAATGTGTTGAAGTTTTCTTGGATTTTTTCAAGGAGAATATTGTTGTATGATTGTGACAACTTTGTAATCGGGTTCTTCTCGATAAGTTCAACAATGTTGAGGGTTACAGAAGAGGCGGCGCAGGCAGAAGAGGCGGTGGACATCATTATGAGCGTATGTTATACTATGTATATACGGATGTCTTTAAGTTGGTTTCGCGATACAAAATCATCTTATGCGAAACCAATATTCAAAAACTATTTAGACTGAAAACTTGCTCTCATATCGCCGAGAGCAAGTTTCTGCGAAAATACGGTTAAAATGCTAATTTTGGCATCTTGCTTTGGGCGCGTCCAAAGCAACTTTCCATCACCACTTGCTCTTCTTCACGTTAATCTTCGGCGCCTTACTGTTTTTCGCAGCATTAGGGTCATACGACTGCTCGCTTTCATCATCAGAACCGAGATTCTTCGATATTTCCCAGAACTCCTTACTGCCCAGCTTGAACGGCCCGTGCTGTTGTGCCTTATACCAGAAGATTTGGTCTTGTAATTTGTTGGATTTCGCGTTGTTGTTGATGACGAGACACTCATAATTCTCGGTACACTGGTCCATGACCTGACAAAAGCTCTCAAATGTGGGGAACATACCCGCATAATTGTCGTAAATTCGCTTACGATTCGCAATATATGGCTCGCGGAGTATAAAAACGTAGTCGATATTCGTGCGGAGATTTGGAGGGATACCAAGGGGATATTGCATTGTGATGACTAACATGACCTTCCAATGACGCCCATTCATGAAGAGGAGGCGCATCATCACGTCCTTCGTCCATTTGTTATCATACAGACAATCATCCAGAACGACAAATGTACGCGGGTCAATGGACGACTTTTTATACATATCCATATCTTTTTTCACCTGCTTTAGGACTGCTTTTTGGCGCTTGAGAATATTTTCAATAATCGCGGTATTATACGCATCATGGATGAATAATTTGGGCACATGGGCGGCGAAGAATCCGTTGCCTGCTTCTGTTCCAGAGATAACGGTACCGATGGGGATATCTTGGTGGTGAAACATGAGGTCCTGAACGAGGAAACTTTTACCGGTATCACGTCGTCCAATGAGAACAATCACGGGGCCCTTGTTTTCATCGGGGCGAAAACTAATCGCCTTCATGTCGAATTTCGCGAGTTCTAAATTCATATTGGTTAATGTTTCGATTCACCCGGTAATACAAAAGCTGTATATTTTTTTACGATGTTTTACACGAAACAAATAATATCCGTCGCTGCCGGCGTTGCCCGTTTAAAACCGATTTAAAACTTCTATCGAACAATCATATTATTAGTGTATTTTAGGAAAATGGCAGCGAGTTTTCAACTTCATTACCGAAAACATAAATATACTCCGGATAAAATCGAGTCGGCGTTATTGTATGATATTCAAAATTACATACCGATTTATTCGAGGTTTTTCGACATCAACGAGTCAAATTACAACGGGATTCAGTTGAACCAGCGGTATTATTTACAGAATATCATCGAGCACTCGATCATGGAATCGACGACGACGACGACGACGACGACGGCGGCGAAAGACCGCGCTAATTACACATCACTAAATCATTTAGAAACGGTGATTGCGGACGATGCTGGAAATACAACGAATGTCCCGATGTTTGTGAAATACTCGCCACTTCTAGACCCGATTCGATATTTATCAGGCAAATATGAGTCGATACAAAAATCATGCTCGCTTCCTAAATATAATTCAACAACAGATAATTGTGATGATAAAATATTGAACACGAACAATTCATCTTATGTTGATGGATTTTTCTCGTATTTGACAAGCCGCACTCTTCATACATATGGCGTAGTTCATGGTTTAGACTATTATGGCGGTTATCTCTGTAAGCAACGCGAATTTTCCACCAACGTCTTTGATGATATTGATTATTTGGCGGATTGTGCCTTTTTCAATACAAAAGAGAACGACCTTTTCACGATTGATTATTCGCAGTTTGGCGATGATAGCGGTAGCTGTGGCGGTAGCGGTAGCGGTAGTGGTAGCGGTAATATCGCAAGCAGTAAATTATTGAAACTTCGGAATAAGTTACATCCGATGTTGAATGGTGGTAAGTCTAGCGACGATTATTTATTGTCGGACAATTACTTCAATAAAAAAGACCGTATAACCATTCTTGACTATGTGCCCGAATGCGATTCCACTGATGTGAAAGTAGATACCATGTCGATAGAAGAGGTGGCGGCAGTACAGCCCGTGGCACCGAGTGCTCTTGAAGTAAATATCGACGATTTCGATATTCAAAGTGAATGTGTAGAACACGAAACAACGACATTACAGCCAAAGACAACTACGAGAGATTACAACGATGACGACCGCGACGACGACGATGATACATCACAGTCCAATTCTTCTTATACGACGGTATCTGACGACGGCGACGATGACGGCGCAGAGGAGGAGGACGACGGCGACGCGAACGATGACACCTCCGACGATAAAAATAACAGCTCCCAACAAAACGCCGCATCCGAGAGTGAGAGCGAGAGCGAGAGCGAGAGCAATGAAGATTCATCCGACTATTCTGGCACAGACTACAGTGACGATGAGCAAATCATCGTAAAAATCAAGGATTTCCCAATACAGGCGATCCTCCTTGAAAAATGTGTAAGCACACTCGACCATATTATGATGACAGACGAATTGACAAATGAGGAATGGACGTCTCTCCTATTCCAAATCATTATGACTCTGGTTATTTATCAGAAAATGTTCGCATTTACACATAACGACCTTCATACCAACAATATCATGTTTATTGAAACCACCGAAGAGTTCATTTATTACCTCTACGAAGAACAGTATTATAAGGTACCTACCTATGGACGTATTTTCAAAATCATTGATTTCGGTCGCGCAATCTACAAATTCCGCGGTGAGCTCATCTGTAGTGATAGTTACCACCCGAAGGGCGACGCGGCAACCCAATACAATTTCCCCCCGTATTACAATCCGGATAAACCTACCGTTGAACCGAATTTCAGTTTCGATTTATGCCGATTCGCATGCGCTCTTTTCGATTATTTCATCTATGATCTGCGCAAGGTAGAAAAGCTGTGTAAATCCGACCCGATTATTAAGCTGGTCGTCAAATGGACGATGGATGATAAGGGGCGTAATGTGTTGTATAAATCGAGCGGCGAGGAGAGATATCCGGACTTCAAACTATATAAGATGATTTCACGGTCTGTTCATAATCATATCCCCGCCAATGAAATCCATAATCCAGTGTTCGACCAATACAAAATCACATTAAAAAAATACAAGAAACATGCGGCTCTCTCGGCTAAGTTCTTGAAAGATGGAAAGAACACGCATATTTTTATGAATGTGGATACGCTGCCTATTTATTGCGGTTTAGAAACATCAATCGGTGTGCCGGAAGACCGTTCTTCGCAATGAACTCGATATTCCGCATCGTCCAGCCCATCGAACATCCAGAATGTCCAGTCTCCATATTATTCTGGACCGACGAGACAATGTTGTCATCGCCGGCGCTGAACATGAACCCGCGACCGGATGGCGGGCTATACTCCGAGAGATATTTCCATACGTTGATTTCCTTGGCTTTGACTTCTGGTGATTCGCCAGTGCGAAGAATTGCGCGCATTCCATCACGCACCATATCGGCGGAGTGATCGTCATTTAAATACGATAGGTCGCAATCTCTCACGGCGTCAAGAGTGAGAGGCCAGTATTCTTCACCAGACGCGTATGCGGATGGAGCGCGTTCCAGATGAACGGTCACGGATTCGGGGGTAGCAGAAGCAGTAGCAGAAGCAAGAGATGTCATTGTAGTTGACGATACCCCACCGTAAATGTAAATATATGATATCAATTTTATCATATGTTTATACAGAATTAGTATTAGTAGTAGTATTATTAGTATTGTAAATTGTCGGAGTTTACAGTTCGCAGCAACGTGTAAACTCATTTTGCTCTTCAATAAATGCCTTGAACGACATATATGTAATTAGTTTATTACTACCACCCGCCATTTTGGTATAAAATAAATTAAAATCGGCCATCGTATAAACCCAAATACCAAGCATATGTAATGATGCTGTAAAATCGTCGTGACTAATAACGCCAGTTCCGGTTATATTCAACATCTGAAAAGACCGCCTTAACGCGGTTTGGCCTGCGTATTTTGTCGTTATTTTATCAACAAAAACACGGGTAAGTTCATTTATACCGGATTCATCCTTAATGAACTTAAAATCAACAAGGGTCGTTTCATATTTCGTATCATCGGTTATGTTCGGCTGGGTTGTTTTATGATATGTCGTCGTATAATGCTCTGGTCCTTTATATTCGTTTTCGCTTGTAATACCGGAATGTGAATTATTTGCTTTGATCGGTGAAAAAACATGTGGGGCAGATTTCACGTAGAAGTCTGGGCGCATTCGTAGTTTAACAGACGACGAACTTAATTTTTCATAGGCTTTCAAACTTATTTTACACATCGCGATTATTGCGATTATTGCTATTATTGCTATATATGAGTATTAT